TGGAAATCAAAAGGACAAGCAGAAGCTACAACGGGAAGCTTTAATTATGAATTATACTTACAGTATTTAAAAGCAATAAACAAATAATTATGAGAAACACAATTAAAACCCTAGAAGAGTGCATAGCTGATTTAAAGAAATTAATTCCTAGTCATGCAAAAACAACATTTATCAATTATAAAGATATTGATTTAGAAGTAGAATTTCAAGATAGCTACGACAATAGATTCCCTGAAGACGGTCAATATGTTTATGTATTAAGAGTGTACGTTGCTGGCGTAGATATTACAGAATTATTCGAACAGGAATGGATGCAAAATGAATTAGTAGAAATTTATCTTAAAAACCAAGAGTTATGAAAATATACGCAAAAATACACGCAGCAAAACAAGAGATAGGAGTAGTTAAAAAGAACGCTAAGAACCCACACTTTAAAAATACATACGCAGATTTAAACGCATTAATTGAAGCAGTTGAACCAATACTACTATCGAAAGGTTTAATACTCTTACAACCGATTAAAGACGGTAAGGTGTTCACACAAGTAATAGATACCGAAACTTTTGAGATGGTTGAAAGTAGTATTGATTTAACAGCTAATTTAACAGCACAGGCGCTCGGGTCTCAAATAACGTACTATCGTCGTTACACGCTCCAAAGTCTGATGAGCCTTCAATCTGACGACGATGACGGACAAAAAGCCAGTGCGCCACAAGCAATAACGAAACCTATTTGTTCTGCTGCATTATTTGAGAAAGCAATAACTAGATACGAAGGATTAGAGTTAGATGTATTTGACAAGCTTAAAACGGCATATACATTAACAGCACAACAGCAATTAGAAATAAACGAAATAACTAAAAGATGAGCGCAGTAGGAAGAGAATTTCTACACTTCAGAATGGAAGAGGAACAATATAGACAACTAGAAGACGAGCAAAGAAACGCTTTAAATATCTACAAAGTTGAAGTAGACGGTATAGATTACTCAAGCGATGAGATTTGGGCCGCATTAAAAAAGAAGTCAACAAAGGCATACATTGATTTAAAAAATAGAGAATACGACTTAAGACACGATGTAAGATGAGAGAGTTTCAAGACGACAAGAATATAAAAGAGATGAAGTTCCTATTAAAATTATTCTTAACGATAATAGGATTAGTAGGAATAATGATAGGGTTAACAGTTTACGAAATACTTACAAAATGAAAAGACAATTGAAGAAAAACATTATAGATTTTAGTGAAATAGACCTTACTAATATCTTAATGATTACAGAAAATAACGGTTTAAAAGATGATGCTAACAGCCTTGTTAAATTAGCCTTTGAATTAATTAATAGATTAGTAGAAGCAGACCTTAAAATATTGAAACCATGAAACAGACAGCAGTAGAATTTTTAATAGAGCAAATTACAGATAGTACAATGACTGTACGTGAAGCAATGAAACAAGCCAAAGAAATGGAGAAGCAACAGATTATAGAAGCTCACGGAAATAAACTAAGGAAATCTAGGGGAGCGGGAACTAGTTACGATTATTGGGTAGGAGGTATTGATTATTATAACGAAACCTTTAAACCATGAAATTAGAAGAAGCTATAAACATTTTAAAAAGAAACGAAGACTGGAGGTCTATTGATATAGTAATAAACGAATTTACACTAATAAAAAAAGAGATGACAGCAAAAGAGAAAGCAGAACACTTAATAAGACAAATGACCGTGGACTTTAATATAGACTATCAACAAAGCAAGTTATGCGCTTTGATATGTTGTGATGAGGTTTTAGAACACTTACAGCTTCACGATATAGTAATGATAGATTATTGGGATAGAGTTAAATTAGAATTATGCCGTTTATAATTATTATTTTTGTATATTTGTAAAAATTAAAACACAAAATTATGGAAGATATAGAAAAACAAATAGTGGATACAATGTTTGCTATTTTAAATAAATTAATTGATGATGCACCCGTAGAACTTCATTTTAACAAAGAAACTACTTATTTATTTATACCTTTTTATTTAATATTATTATCAAGGATAGGAAGTTTTAGAGGTTATAATGTAAGTACTTCTCCATATAGCAATAAAATAATTTTATCAGACTTAAAGAATTATTCTTTAATAGAACAAAATATTTAATTATGACGGAGAAAGAACAAATACTAGAATTAATAAAGTTAGAAATAAAAAGACACGATGAAAAAAAAGAAAGTTTTTTTATTAAATATTTTACAACAAAAGGAGATAAAAGATGGTTTAGCGGTGCAAAATTTGCACTTGAAGAATTAGAATGTTTAATTGAAATTAATCTTTAAACACATAAATTATGATAACAGAATATTGTTTAGTAGGGTGCAAAGAAACACACCACCATAAAAATTGCAGCGAGTACACAACAGGAATAGACTACGTTAAACCCAACTTTTTAGAAGCTAAACAAGTTATTGCACGCGCTGGATATGCTAATTTAATAAGTACATTGAACATTTACACGATTATAGAAACTTATAAGCAGCAATATAGAATCCAATGCGACAACGGTAAAGTTCACAATCTATCAAAGAAATTATTTTACAGTAAAATTTAAAGATATGGATAGCGAGATAGCATATATGAGATGGCTAAAACGGTTTAAACGTACTAGATTAATGCCACTAACTAGAGAACACAACGGGGGTATTTTAAGAAACAAATATGAACGTAAAGATAAGATAGCATTTAACAAGTGTTTAAATGGCTTAGAATGGTTTAAAAACAACGAAAACGATTAATAAGATGAAAAAGTTAATAATGTTAGTGTCAATAGTAGGATTAAGTTACGCATGTAATAAAGACAATCCACAACCGAAGCCACAAGAAAATTGTAATTGTGGTAAAATATTGTCAGACGATGTAACGGATTACTCTGTAGTGATAAGAAATAGTTGCACGGGTAACAATAAAAAGTTTATACTATATCCTGGTGATTGGGTAACAGCTTATGTAGGAAGTGATATGTGTATAGAAGGAGCTAATAAATGGTAATTATGAATAAGAAATTTAAAACACAAGCACGAAAGTTGAAGTTGATTAATAACCAACTACACTACAATAAGCTAATAGCTGAAACAATGACAATGCAACCGCTATTTTTAGAAAACTTTGAGGAGCTTAATGAAGTATTGCCAGAGTTTTTTACAACTGACTTGCTTAAAAAGTTAGAGATGTTTAGCAATAGTCTGTATTATAAGCAATCAGATGAAGATTTAGCAGGGGTAGCAGACGAGCAGATACAAAATACAAAGGAACTAAGAGAGTTTTTTGATAAAAGTTTTGTATAACGTTGTATTAGCGTCTGCGAAGTTGCGCTAATAAAGTGTTATAGTTGCTTAATGCGTATTGTTCGGTTAAGCAACTGAATAGGGGGAGTAAAATAAACGCAATTATTTTGTCTAAACTCCCCTTATTCTATTTTGGCACTATTATTCATTTACTGCCGAAACACAAATACACTACAAACACAATCATTTGCCGTATATTTGTGCAAAACACTATTTAGAATTAATATAAATAAGAGTAAAAAGATTATAATTAAATAATTATTGTTATATTTGCCCCGTTACGGTCTCACACCATAGTAACTAAAGGAATTTTAAGCTTTGTAATGATTTAAGACGTGAGACCCTTAATGATTTACAGGGCTTTTTTAATTTAATATAAATAATATGAAAGAGAAAATTTTTTTTTGCAACCTTGAGGTTAAAGATGGTAAAAAAGTAAAACATTTTAAAAACGTAGTAATATCTGAAAATGATATTTATTATAAAAAATTTGAAATATTAAAAATAGATTTAATTAAAGAAGTAGGATTTAAAAACAATATAAAATAATAAAAATGAAAAATAATAATAAGTACTACAAGCTATTAAATAAAATAGTAATTAAGGGAAATTTACAAGAGGCAAAAAAAGCTAATAGTATTTTTTTAATAAACCAAACATTAAGCTTTAATGAAAGCGAAATAAAAAAATTGTTTAATACTCATAAAGTTTCAAAAATAAAACTTGATAAGGAGTTACAACTATACATGGAAGGGGAAACTAATATATTAAAATATAATGAAAATGGCATTAATTGGTGGGATTATTGCTCTCCGGAACTATTAAACTCTTACCCTACATATTTTAAAAGTCTTCCGGAGTTATTAAATAAAATAAATACATTAAGACCATCAAAAAATTATGTTTTATTTATTGGCGACACGCTAAAGCCCACAAATCAATTGCCATGCCTTAGCCTTATACAATTTCAAATTATTGGGGGCAAAATACATTTAACTGTTTACCAACGAAGCGCTGATTGTAATCTTGGGCTGCCTAGTGATATTTATCAAATTTATTTGATTAGTAAGATGATAAATTTAAAATTTGGCTCAATTACTTTTTTTATTGGAAACGCTCATATTTATGAAAATAATATAGAGGAAACAAAAAAATTATTAAATAACGAAAATTATTCTTTTAAATTAAACGTTTAAATTATGAGAAATTATATAGCAAAAATAAAAATACCATTTGATAAAGTTAATTTGTCAACGGGTATAATAGGGGAAGAAATGTTTAAAATATGGTTTGATAATAATTACCATGACGAATATATATTTAAACAAAAAGCAGATAGAGACTACGAAAAAATTGACTTTGCATGTGATAAGGGGTTTACATACCAAATTAAAACTACTAAAAACAATTCTTATACATTTAATTGTGATTTAGAGGACATTACAGGCCATTTAAAGTCTTCTATATATGTTTTTATACAATTAATAAATGGCTATGCTTATATTGAAGGATTTTATAATACTGAATATGTATTAAATAATATAAAAAAGTCATTTAGATATAAAAATTCTTTTATTTGGGCGAAAAACTTATTACAAAAAGAATTAATATTAAAATAAATTTACTATATTTGTACTCGAAGCTTGGACACTTCTAAAAATATTTTTATAAAAGTCATTTATTAAGGGTAAGTCCAAGCACCTTTTTTAAATGGCTTTTTTTATTTAATTTTATTATGGCAGAAAACAAAACATCTTTTATTCTTTACTCCGATCAGCGTTCTTTAATTAATTTGCTATCGGACGAACAGGCAGGCGTTCTTTTAAAACATATATTTGCATACGTTAATGATGAAAACCCAATTAATACAGACCAATTAATAAATGTTGTTTTTGAGCCTATAAAACAGCAGTTTAAAAGAGATTTAATTAAGTGGGAGCGAACAAAAGAAGGACGAAGTGCAGCAGGGAAAGCGAGCGCAGAAGCTAGGAGAATTAACAAAGCTCAACAAACTTCAACAAATGTTAACAAAGCTCAACAAACTTCAACAAATCCAACTGTAAATGATAATGTTAATGTTAATGTTAATGTAAATGATATAAAATATAATAGTGCCGAGTCTATTGACTTCGGAGTATTACTAAATTATATTAATTCGTCATTTGATAGAAAGTTTAAAATAATATCTGAAAGTGTAAAAACAAAATTTAAAGCAAGGATGAAAGAAAAGTATACAAAAGATGATATTAAAAACTGTATAGACAATTTAAAAAACATTCAATACCATATTGACAATGGATTTCAATATTGTACTCCCGAGTTTATTTCAAGGGCTGATACTTTAGATAAATATTCTGTAAAAACCGCGGAGGTAAAGGTAAGCGGTGATGATGAATACTACAATAACGTAATGAAACAAGTAAACGCAAATAAATTATTATGATACTACAAGCAGGACATAGTACAGATTATCTACATGACTACATGAATGGTAAAATACCTTTTGGCTTAGGCATAGGATGTTATTTAGATGACCATTTAAAATGGAAAACAGGACAACTTAATATTATTCTAGGTCATGACAACGTCGGTAAAACATATTTTATAGAATGGTATTTTTTAGCGTTAGCAACTCAACACAACCTGACATTTACTTTATTTATGGATGAAAACTATCAAGGAAAGGTCATGCGAGATTTAATACAGATGTACATGGGTAAACCTTTTAAGGATTTAACCCCTACAGAATTACGAAAAGGAATTATTAAAATGGAGCATTATTTTAAATTTGTAGATAATCAAAAAAGATATACTCCAGATGAATTATTAAATATTTTTGCTAATTCTAATACTGATAATTATTTAATTGACCCTTTCAATGGATTAAAAACAGCTATGAGCTACAGTAGCAACTACGATGTATTAAACGAATTAAAACACTTTACTAAAAACGGTAAGACAATCTACGTAAATACACACCCAAGTTCAGCAAGTGGTAGGCGTTCTGCCGTATATCCTGAAAAGCATCATTGGGCAGGTCATGTAATGGCTCCATTAAAAAGTGATATTGAAGGAGGTAAAGCATTTGCGAATAAAGCTGATGACTTTCTAGTAATACACAGAATGACTCAACACCCAACGATGTGGAATCAAACAATGTGTGAAGTAGTAAAAGTTAAGGACACCGATACAGGGGGCATGCCTACAAAATTAAATAGTCCAGTACTTTTAGATTATAATCATGGCCTAGGATTTAAAGCTGGAGGTATAGATTGCATAAAACGAATTAAAGAAGCACAAGCAAGTATTTTAAAACCTAATTTTGGATTTTAATGGACGACTTAAGATTAACACAATCGGAAATTTATTTATCAATGACAATAAATAAACTACTATTTCGCAAAATAAGCATGAAAAGGAAAGGTTTAAGCGACTTAAAGATAAAAGAAGTAGAAAGTACTATCAATGATTTAAACATAGTCTTAAACACGTTTAAAACACTTGAGAAAGAATGGAGGGTTGCACGAAGTAGATGTTCAGATTTAGAATTGCATTGGCTAATAGCTAAAAAAGAAACAACCGAACAGATTAAAATTAACGAAGAACTAATAAAAATGATATGAAAAAAGAACTTGAAAGGTTAGGATTTGAGAGAGTAGATATTCCTGACATAATTTTATACAGAAAATATAATATTACGATTGAAAAAGTATTTTGCGGTTATTTAATTAATAAACCGTATAAAATATTCAAAACAATAGATGAGTTAAAAAATATCATTAAATTTGGCAAGTAATGGAAAAGATAAATATCAAAGCATTAAGCGTAAATTCGTGCTATCAAGGTAAACGATTCAAGAACCAAGTACATAAAGAATATGTATCAGAAGTTATGAGACAGTTACCTATTTTTTTTATTGGTAGACCGCCTTACAAGCTTATTTTAGAGTTTGGATTGTCTAGTAAGCTTCAGGATTTAGATAATTGTATTAAAGTTTTTCAGGATTGCTTAACCGTGAAATATGATTTTAATGATAGAGATATTTACCAACTTGAAGCGGTTAAATTTATAGTTGATAAAAATAAAGAGTATATTAAATTTGATATAATAGAAACAAAATGAGTGATATAACGATGTGCAGCGGCAATAACTGCCCTAAAAAAGAAGAGTGCTACAGATTTACAGCATACGCAAATGAACACCGACAAAGCTGGTTTAGTGAGCCTCCATTTAAGATAGTGGATGATAAGTTCACGTGTGAAATGTTTTGGGGTGATAGAAACGAGGGAATTATAAACCAATTTAAAAATATAATGAAATGAACGAGCTAGACGTATTAGTTGAGAGATTAAAGAAAATAGGTATTGATATTCAGTTGACTGGTAACATACCTTGGATTTATTTAAGAAGTGTAAACGGTAATGTAATTAAACGAGATGATTTTAAGAACGCGAATCACGGTCATTGCATTGGTTGGTATCCTTCGATGAATAATGATACTTATCATATTAATTGGCATGACATTAAGTATACCTTTGAGTTAATTAGAAAATACAAATAATATGAGTACAAAATTTGGAGTAAAAATACCTAGCACTGGTGAAGTTATACCAATAGCAAAGAGATGGAACGGACAAATAGAATTTACTAACCCTTTAGCGGAATTATTAAAAGATAAAACTAAAGTGATAGCAATGAATAACAGCCCTCAAGGGGTTTACACAATTAAAGATTTAAAAGATGGGCAAAGTAACAATTGAGTTCGATTCAGTAGAGGAGCAAGACGACATTAACATGGCATTAAATGGCTATAAGTATAGCGTAATACTACACCAATTAGATAATGACTTAAGAAGCATAACTAAGCATGGAATTTATAAGAATATAGAAGCCACTGAGCAGGAAATAGAACTAGCACAAGACTTAAGAGATAGCATACAATCATATTTATCAGAATTTAACTTATCATTATTGTAAGTATTTAAAAAACTTGTTTACCTTTAGCGTATGGTTGAAAACATAGAACGAATAATGGAGCTGTTTAACTCTGGAATAGGGAAGACAAACGTAGCAAGGAAAATATGTGAAGAGCAAGGAATTGAATTTGATCACAACAATAGGAGAAGCGTAGGCAAACTAATAAATCGTAGGTTAAACAATGGTATTAATCAAGAGTGCGAAGCCGTAGGAATAGATATAGAAAAAGTAAAGCACTACTGGTATAAAGGTGAACATTATTCAATAAACGTTAAAGGGGTCGAATCTGACCACTTTAATTACGAAGAGTTTAAACAAGATTTTATCAGTACAGTTGAGAATATTAAACCTAACCATATTAAAATTGAACGCAATGATCTCATCGAGGACTCGCACTGTTTACTTATAGACCCCGCAGACATTCACATAAACAAACTTTGTTCAGCATTTGAAACGGGAGAGGAATACAACTCACAGATTGCAGTTCAAAGAGTAAAAGATGGCGTTTATTCAATACTTAAGAAAAGTAAATATTTCAACATTGATAAGATTATTTTAATAGTTGGTAACGATGTTCTAAATACCGATAATGCTAAGAGCCAAACGACAAAAGGCACACAACAAGACACACATTTAAAATGGTTCGATGCGTTCATAATGGCTAAACAATTATACATTGACATTATAGAAACCTTAGTTCAGATTGCAGACCTAGAAGTAATTTATAACGTATCTAATCATGACGAGATGAGCGGTTTCTTTCTAATGGATTCTTTGTACAGTTGGTATAACACACATCGGAATATAGAATTTAATCGTTCACCGTCACATAGAAAATACACAACCTACGGTAAAAACCTTATAGGAACTACGCACGGAGACGGAGCAAAGCAAAACGATTTACCATTACTAATGTGTCATGAAGCTTCAAATTATTGGCACGATTGTAAACATAGATATTGGTTTACTCACCACGTTCACCACAAGACAAGCCGCGATATTATGAGCGTACAAATAGAGTCATTACGTTCACCAAGCCCAGCTGATAGTTGGCATCATAAAAGCGGTTATCAGCATTCACCTTTAGCAATTGAGGGGTTTATATTTCACAAGGAGTTCGGGCAGGTTGCCAGACTTACGACACTTTTTTGAGATATGGATATTTACGAAACCAAAATATTGAATTTATATTTTAATTATCATTGTGTTAGGCAAAAAAATATTATATTTGCTATGACTTTCACATATTATTTGAATTGATGAGTAATAAATTAATGATAGAGCTATCAAAGTATCACTCCGAGTGGTGTAAGATTGTACGGTCATTTGGTGTAAGCTCCGATACTTGCGAAGACGTAGTTCAGGATATGTATTTAAGACTAAACAAATTGTCATCCTACGAAAAGCTATTTAAAAACGGTGTGATATCAAAGTCTTATGTTTGGATTACTTTACGAAATTTGCAGTTTCAACAATTTAAACAGGACAACTTAACGATTTCACTAAGCAACTATGATATACAAATAAATGAAAATTGTACCTTAGATGAGGTTAAAGCGCGTTCTAATTTCAACGTAAAGATTAACAAAGAAGTAGTCAAGTGGAATATGTACGACCAACTACTATTTTCTATCTACATGAACGATTCAATTTCAATGCGTGATATTTCAAAAGGTAGCGGAATAACTTTGAGGAGTATACAAAGGACGTTAGAGAATTGCTATCGTAGGTTAAGGCAAAATGTAGGTGAAGACTATCAAGATTTAATAAACAAAGATTACGAACTAATATAATGGCTAAAAACATAAATAAACACTATAATAACTAATATAATGGCAAAAAGAAGAGTAAGTAAAGGATTAGGTGATACTGTAGAAAAGATTTTACACGCTACGGGAGTAGATAAATTAGTTCACTTTATTGCAGGAGAAGATTGTGGATGCGAGGAGCGAAAAAAAAAGCTTAACAAGTTATGGAAGTACAAAAAAATAGAATGTTTAATTGAATCAGAGCATGAATTCCTTACAGATTTTTTCAAGACGTTTAGAAACCAAGTTTCACCAGCTGAACAAGGATATCTACTTAAGATTTACAACCGCGTATTTAATGATAAACAGATGGCTACAAGTTGTGGCGACTGTTGGAGAGATATTCTTAAGGATTTGAGATTGTTACACGCGGAATATAAACAAGATGAAAATTAATTGATTAATATATATTAATTTTGGATAAGCGAAAAGATAATGGCGGTCATAGCACAAAAGCTACTAAGCCTGATGATAAAAGATTGATGACTAAAAGCGAATTGCAGGATGCTTATGAGAATTTAAAACCATTCTTACCTGAAGCATTACAGCAGTTAGATTACGCTATGAAATGTGGTGAGAAGTGGGCTGTTGAATTGTGGTTTAAATACTTCTTTAGATTACCTAAACAAGAAACCGACATTACAACACAAGGCGAAAAAATACAGAATATTATTAGTTTAGGAATAGGCATAAACCCCAATACAGATGAAGTACAAAATATTGAAGACTAACGGAAGTGTAATTACATTCAGGGTAAAAAGTGAGTGTGAATACAACGGGTTAAAATTAGATGTAGATGTGAGTGGTACAGACCCGCACAAATTTCTAGATGATTACGTTTGTAGTGGTAAACTTCGTGAAGAGATGAACGCATGGTTTGAAACGTTACCTAAAAAAGATTGAGATTATTAGTAAAGCAGGAACACGCAACCTATTATCTAAACGATAGGACAACTGAAGAAGTTTTATACGGAGGCGCTGCTGGAGGTGGTAAATCCGCTTTCGGTTGCCTTTGGCTTATATCTATGTGCCAAAAGTACGAAGGCACAAGGTGGCTAATGGGTAGGGCAAAACTGAAAACGTTAAAAGAAACTACACTAAACACTTTCTTTGAACTATCAGCTTCTTTAAATATCGGAGCTGAATACAACTATAATGCACAATCAAATATTATTTACTTTAATAACGGTAGTGAAATAATACTCAAAGATTTATTTCTATATCCTTCAGACCCTAACTATGATAGTTTAGGTTCGCTGGAGATTACAGGTGCTTTCATTGATGAATGTAATCAGGTAGTATATAAAGCATGGCAGATTGTTAAGTCAAGGATTAGATACAAACTAAATGAATACGATTTAATGCCGAAGATTTTAGGCACGTGTAACCCTGCTAAGAATTGGACGTATAAAGAGTTCTATTCCCCTGATAAGAACAATACCTTACTACCTTACAGAAGGTTTATACAAGCCCTCCCAAAGGATAACCCACACTTGCACCCGTCTTACTTAAAATCATTATTACAGTTAGATAAGAATAGTAAACAAAGATTGTACTACGGCAATTGGGAGTATGATGACGACCCTAGCACGCTTATAGACCAAGATAGTATTATAGATTATTTTAACCCTATTCATATTAAGCGTGAAGGGCAAAAGTATATGACTATTGACGTTGCTCGTATGGGTAAAGATAAAACGGTTTTTAGAGTGTGGCACGGCTGGCTTGTCATTGATAGATTTGAGATTGCTAAAAGTGGTTTAGATGTGGTCCTAGAAAAACTATACGAACTACAAAGAAAACATGGTATAAGTTCTAGTAATGTGATAGCAGATGAGGACGGAGTAGGGGGTGGTTTAATAGATTTCACTAAACCAAAGATAAACGGGTTTGTAAATAATAGCAAGGCGTTGAACGGTGAAAACTACGATAATCTAAAAAGCCAGTGCAGTATCTTAATGGCTAAGAAAATAGTTTTAAAAGAAGTGGGGGAGATTTGCAACGATGGTAATGTACGTGATATTACAAGCGAGGAGATGGAGCAAATTAAAATGAAGGATATAGATAAAGACGGTCGTTTGTCAATCATTCCTAAGGATAAGATTAAGGAAATGATAGGACGCTCACCTGATGAGTGGGATTCTATAATGATGCGATATTGGTTTGAGATTAAACCAGTCGGAAATTATGGTATTCGATAGGGGTTACAAATATGAATTAAATTAGTTTATAAGTATGAAGTTAGAAGTTACAAGAGCAACAAGTGTGAACGAAATTAGTCTAGGAGCTTATCAAAAGTTTCAAGAGGTTTGCGCCACTTCAAATGATGAAGAGTTTATCTCTATGAAAATGATTGAGATTTTTTGCGGTATTGATTTAAAAGACGTAGTTAAAATTAAACTTAGTTCGGTAGCTGAAATGATTACACATTTTTCAAAGTTATTTGCTACTAAAAATGAATTTACACACAGATTTAAAATAGGCACTCAAGAGTTCGGATTTATTCCTAGCATTGAAGATATAAGTATGGGTGAATATATTGATATTGTTAAGTACAGTTCAAGTTGGGAAGAGATGCACAAGGCAATGGCTGCAATGTATAGACCAATTATAAAAACAAAAGGTAACGCTTACGAAATACAAGAGTATTCAGGGACTGTAAACTATGCAGACGTAATGAAGTTTGCGCCTTGTGGTATTGCAATTGCAGCGAGTGTTTTTTTTTGGACTTTAGGAAACGAATTAATAAAGGCTATCCCACACTTTTTGGAGAAGAAGATGAGCAAGCAGATGAAAACGACTTTAGCGAATCAACTCAATTTAGCAAGCGATGGGGATGGTATCAGTCAATTTATGCAATCGCTAAAGGAAACTTGGAGCGATTCGATGCAGTTACCGCACTTTCACTTCACCAATGCTTAACGTATTTAACATTTGAAAAACAAAAATTAGCCGTTGAGGTGGCACAAATAAAAAGACAAAATAGATGAGCGGATATTATACTTTAATCGATACTTTAAAACAATTACTAATAGATTCACCTTTTGTAAATCAGGTTACTGAAGGGGATTTATACGATGTGGATTTATCTAAGCAAACTATATTTCCTTTAAGCCATATAATAGTTAATAACGTTTCTATATTACCAAATGTTTTAAAAGCTAACATTAGTATAGTTGCTATGGATATAGTAGATATTTCAAAGAGTGAGCCTACGGATATGTTCAAAGATAATAACAATAGGCAAGACGTTTTAAATACACAACTTATAATGTTATCCAGAATAGTTGCACAGTTGACTAATGGGGAAACCTTTGAGGACAATTACCAATTAGAGGGTGAGCCAAGCTGTGAGCCTTTTACTGATAGATTTGAAAACTTACTAGCAGGTTGGACTATGACCTTTGATGTATTAATCCCTAACGAAATGAGTTCATGTTAGATAAATCTGAAGTTCAAAAACAGTTAGATAAGTTTAAAGCTTATGTGATTAGTGAAAGCCGTAAGAACTTAACTAGACTAAAAAAGAATAGCAGTAAAAAGCTATATAATTCTTTGAGGGGTGAAGCTAAGGCAATGCCTAATTCGTTTAGTATGGACTTCTTTATGGAGGATTATGGACACTTTCAAGATAAAGGTGTTAATGGAGTTGGTCCTGCAGGAAAAGATAAAAACGGTAATTTAAAAACAGTAGTAAAAGACGGTAAATATAATTTTGGGACGGGTTCAGGTCCTGCGGGAGGATTAAGAAGAGGGTTAGATAAGTGGATGGTTAGAAGAGGAATTGCACCCCGAAATGAAAAGGGTAAATTTATTTCTAGGCAAAATTTAAAATTCTTAATTGCTAGGTCAATATTTAGGCACGGTATTAAACCAAGTTTATTCTTCACTAAACCTTTTGAAGCTGCTTATAAAAAGTTACCATCTGAATTAGTAGATAAGTTTGGTTTGGATGCTTTAGAATTATTTGATATGACAATACAACAACCTAAGATATGAGTAATAGAATATTTGCACGAAGCCCTTACATAATTACAGTAAACGAAACGGGGCAAACAAGTAGTAAGATAGAAGTATTTTTATGGAATGGCACGGGTTCTGCACCCGGTTCACCAACTTATACATTAAGCAAGGCTATTCCTAGCGTTTCTGCACCCTCTACTTATTACGATGTTTCACCTTATATTCGTGAATACATTAATTTCAATTTAAGACCTGTAAATTATAACGGTACAGGTACTGCTTTAGGGTCAACTGCTTACTGTAATGTAACTATTAAACGGTACAAAAATACGGGAACTTATTTAGATACTACGACTTACTATGCATTTGATGGGTATGCTGAATATTCAGATGGTTATAACTACGATAGAGGTCAATACTTACTAGATGAAGGCACTTATTATTACCACTACGATAGTGATTTAACATACATTAATACTAAGGCAGGGGATTTAACATTAGAGGTTACTGCAGGACAAAAAGCGGTTTATACTGATTTAGTTAATGGGGCGGTTAATACGGCTACATTTGTTTCAAGTGGGATGAAAACGTCTTTTAGAGTATATCCTACATATTGGGCGCATGGTAATAAATTAGAAATAAAGACAAGTGCGGATGCTGTTTTAAGGACTTATACTTTCATGCCTAGAGAAGAGTGTAAATATCAAGCGTTACCAATTGACTTTGTAAATAAGTACGGAGCGTGGCAACGGGAGTTTTTATTTAAGGCGTCAAATGATAGTTTTAACATGACTAATCAGGATTTCAATATCATGAACGCTTCAATCGTATCTTTTAAAGAATTTGAAGGACAAAAGAAAACTTTTAATACTAATGGTAGGGATTCAATTAAATGCAATACGGGGTGGGTTGCTGAATCATTTAAAGAAACTATCAAAGAGATTATGTTAAGCGAAAAAATAATACTTAACGATTTACCCGTAACGATTAAGACTAAACAAACTGAATTATTCAAGTCTATAAATACAAAAAATATTAATTATTCTTTAGAGTTCGATTATTCATTTGATACTATCATGTCTATTATATGAAAAGATTTGTACAGATATATATTGAGGGAGTTCCTGATAGTAACGATTACAGTAGGATTGAATTATTTGATGAGCAAGCTATTGATTTATCTATGTCGGTGCAGAATATTGCGGATATATCAAAGACATTCACGGATTTTACTAAGTCATTTACCGTTCCTGCTTCACCAATAAACAACGCTATATTTAAACACTTTTACAATAGTGATGTAGATACAACTTTACAACATGGAGTTAAAAGAAACGCGTACATTGAGATTGAACAAACACCGTTTAGAAGTGGTCGAATACAAATAGAAGATAGTAGCGTAGTGAACGGTAAAGTGTCAAGCTATACGATTACATTCTATGGTAATTTAACGAGCTTAAAAGATATGTTTGGCGTCTTAAAATTAAAGGATTTAGACTATTCAGATTTTACAAGCCCGTTCACTGGTGATGAGGTTAAGGATAGAATTTCTTTAGATGCTACTGATTACGATATTCGTTACCCTTTGATAAGTTCTAATAGATTATGGAGTTATGGAGATTCAACGGCAACTGATATAAACACAACTTCGGGTCATATTCTATATAGTGAGTTATTCCCTGCAATAAAAGTAATACGAATATTTGATGCTATTGAGTTAATGTTTGGTGTTAACTTTAGCGGTATATTTTTAGGCAATAAAAAGTTTACAAATTGCTTTTTATATTGTAAGAATAAAGATGTGAATGATAGTTTTAATCAGTCGCAAATAATGGATATTAGTAGCGCTGGAACTTCTTATGCTTTCACTAATATAACACCTAATTTTACTACCAATATTATAAACATTAAATACCTAATGGTTTTTGGGTGGTATACTACGGGGTCATGGGATATTAGAGTTAAAATGTTTAACGTTTCTAATTTATCAGCCAACTATTATTTTGATGTTTACGTAGATGGTTTATTAGTTCATACGGGGAGTGGTATAGGTACAGATGTAGAGTATTCAGTTTGGTCTTTTGATAATAACTCAAGTTTAGATAGTGATATTTACATACTTATTCGTGCTGATGTTGCTATTACTTTTGATTCGTATATAAAATTTCAAGCTGATTTAATTTACGAAGATGATAGTGCAGGTACGGGTTCGTCTATAATTACTCCTTACACTACTGCACAATATATTTACTGTTCTACGCAAACACTTTCTGCTAATACGGATATCAATAGCATAATGCCTGATATGACAATAGCGGATTTCTTTAGCGGTGTGTTAAAAGAGTTTAATTTAACTTGCTATGCTTTAGCCTTAGACACCTTTCAAATAGAGCCTTTAGAAGATTGGTATAACAAAGGTAAGGTTCACGATATAACAACTTACACAACTACTGAAAGCATAATTATAGAACGTATTAAATTATTTAAAACTATATCTTTTACGCACGCGGATTCTGAAAGCTTCTTAAATAAAAAATACTTTGAACTAAACTCTTTGAAGTATGGAGATGTTAAAACGGCAACCACTTTTGATGGTGCAGATTTTGCTATAACCGTACCTTTCGAAAACCTCATCATGCAGAAGTTTACGGGTACAGATTTACAAGTTGGATATTGTTTAACAAAAGAACCTGATTATAAACCCTACGTTCCTAAGCCTATTTTGCTTTATATGTATGATAAGCAAAATTGCAGTTTTAAATTTAACAACGGGGTTACTACAACAACGGTTTCAACTTATATGCCTTTCGGTCAGGATATGAAATTGTCGGGTGTTAACTATTCTTTGAACTTTGGTAATGATAATTCTAGTTTATTATTAGAGCCTATCGAAAATTCACTTTATAAAGTATATTACGAGCCTTATTTATTAAATTTATTCAACAACAAAAATAGGTTAACTAAGGTTAAATGTGTATTCCCTTTATCATTGATTACTAAACTTAAACTAAATGACCGTTTAATTATACGTGATAAGCGTTATATAATTAACGAGATTAAAAGTGATATTACAAAGGGCATTGTTGACTTAGTATTATTAAACGATTTTAGAAGTATAAAAAGTAAAACGTGGAGCGGTGGCAAACCCTTTAAAACAGATTATTTGGGAGGTGATGTTCATATAGGTGTGTTAATGAAGGGTGGCACTAAAAGCTGCGTATTAAGTTCAACAACTGCTGGAGTTACATTCTCAATAGCTACTATATATGCTGATACCGAAGTAACGGTAACTATTCCTGCGGTTGCTGCAAACTATTTTAGTTTAATAGGTGAGGATAATAGTAAATTAATTGATGAAACACACGTAAACTTAAGGTCTGAATTAGGAGATAGTCAAGTAATATCAATCAACTTGTTATATACCAATGATGACGATACAACGGAAACTTTATCCATTCCTATAATACAAACGAAATGATACAAAAAATAATAGAGCTATTAGCAATTGATGAATTTTACGGACAAAGTGAATTGATTGATATTGCAAAAGGAAAGTATAAGATACAACATTCAATAGTCGATAAGTATAAACAAAAGAAACGTATTAGAAATGGCAGAAAGTAAAGTTATTGACTTAGAAGTAAAAACTAACTTAGGTAGTTTAAAGTCTCAATTACGAGAAGCGCAAGCAGAGGTTGCTAAGATGTCCGAAAAGTTTGGAGCGGCTTCTGTTGAGGCTTCCAATGCTGCAAAGGCTGCTGGTATTCTTAAAGATAAAATTGGAGATGCTAAAGCTTTAACTGATGCGTTCAATCCTGATGCTAAGTTTAAATCTGTAACGGCTTCGATTAGTGGTGTAGCGGGTGGATTTGCTGCATACGAGGGTGCTATGAATTTAGTAGGTGTTAAGTCTCAAGAGGTTGAAGCAGCATTGTTGAAAGTTCAAAGTGCTATGGCTATTTCACAAGGTTTACAATCTGTTGGAGAAAGCATAGATAGTTTTAAGCAATTAGGGGCAGTAATTAAATCTACTTCTATTTTTCAAGGTATATACAACTTTATACAAACGGGTAGTTTTAAAGCAGCTAAAGATACTACTAACGCAGTAATAGAGGAAACAGTAGCCACTAAGTTGCAAGGTTCTGCAATGGTAGTAACATCTACTAGCACGGGTATTGCAACGGTTGCTATGAAAGCTTTTAGAGCTGCAATGATAGCAACGGGAATCGGTGCGTTAATAGCGGGTCTTGTTATGGCTGTACAAGCGTTAAGTTCATTTGGAGGTGAAACTGAATCTACTGAAGACAAACAAAAAAGATTAGACGCTGCCTTAGCCGCTACTAACAAAACCTTAGATGCTCAAAAATTAGCTTATGAGAAAGCGGGTGAAGCTTCAAAGTTTGCAAATGATAAACAATTAATTGATGCCTTAAATGCGGGTGCAAGTGAAAAGGAATTAAACGCTATAAAATTAAAAGGTTCTCAAGATAGGTTGGCTATAATAAAAGCTGAATACGATAAAAGTAAAGAGAATGTTTTTACTATGTATTCTAATTTAAAAATTAGTCAAGCTCAAGTAGATGCGTTATTAGCGGCAAGAGATAAAGCAAGTAAGAAATACGCTGATGAACTCATCAATCTTGAAATGTCTCAAGCTGAAGAAAAAAATGCGAGAATAAAAGCGGCACAAGCAAAACAAGATGAAGCTAATAAAAAGAATAGAGATGCTAATAAAGCTCATAATGACAAGAAAAAAGCGGATGATGAAAAACATCTTGCAGACTCAGCTAAGGCATTAGAAGATAATAGAGTTGCTATGCATAATAGCGAGGTTGGATTCTTTGAAGCTACGATTGCCTCTAATGACAAATTAAGTAAAAAAGCTTTTGAAGCGCAAAAAGGATTATTACTAGAAAATAGTGAATTTGCGCTAGGAGAATTAAAAATAACTGAAGGACAAAAAGAAGCTATTAAAGCTAAGTATAATGCCGACGCTATACAGCTACAAAAAGACCATGACTTAGCCGTAAAAGAAGCCGCGCAAAAAGTAGATGAAGATATATATAAAAGTAAAAAAGGATTCTTAGAGGGTGCAATAAGTGACGATGCTAAAAACCTACAATTTAAAAAAGATTTATTACTAGTCGAAAGGGATTTTACATTATTAAATACTGAATTAACTGAAGGTGAAATTTTTGCTATTAAACAAAAGTACGCTAAGGATGTAGCTGATTTAGATAAAGCCGAAATTGTACAGAAACAAGAGGGGCAAAAGCAAAAGTTAGAAATGGCGGTTAGAGCGTTTAGTATATTACAAGACGCAACTACTTTGTTCACTGCTAAAAACGAGAAAGATGCGCGTAATCAGTTTAAAATAAACAAAGCTTTATCTTTAAGTTCTGCAATTGTTAACACAGCTTTAGGGGTTACAAGTGCTTTAAAAATGCCTATTGAACTATTCCCCGGGCAAAGATTTGTAGAGGCTGCTTTAGTAGGTGCTGCGGGTGGTGTTTCTATTGCTAAAATTGCAGGGACTCAATATGCTGCTACGGGTGGTGGTGGTTCAGGTGGTTCAGGCGGTGGAGGCGGTGGTGGTTCTACTCCTGCAGCTCCACAAAGTGCGCCTAACTTTAACTTAGTAGGTGCAACGGGTTTAAACCAATTAGATATGTTAGGTAAACCAATACAAGCTTTCGTGGTAGGCGGTGAGGTTACAACTTACCAAGAGTTAGAACGCAATAGGTTACGAAATGCAACTTTATAAATTATATAGATATGGAAAAGAGACAATGTATAGAAATGATTATTAACGATGAGATGTTGGACGGTGTGTTTGCTATTTCACTTGTTGATAAACCTGCAATAGAAGAAAACTTTATTAAACTTTCATCTGAAAAAATACAGTTAAAGGTAGTTGATGAGGATCGTAGAATTGTAGTGGGTTTTGCTTTAGTTCCTGAAAAGAAAATCTTAAGACGTGCAGACGATGGAACGGAATACGATATAAAATTTAGTAGAGAAACGGTACAATTGACTGCTGAACTATTCATGAAAAATCAAAAAGGTAATGAGTTTACTTTGGAACATGAAGACGATACAGATGGAGTAAACATAATTGAAAGCTGGATAGTTGAAGATGCTAAAAACGACAAATCTAATATCTACAATTTAGGTGCTAAGGGTGGCGAGTGGTGTTTAATGTCTAAAATTGATAATCAAAAAGTATGGGATGAGATTAAGTTAGGAACTTACAACGGTTACTCTATTGAGGGTAAATTCTTCTCTAATAAAGAAGCTTTAAAAGAAGTTGAAATAGTTGATGAGGACTTAGAAGCATTAAAGAAATTTTTAGATACTTTATAATATGCCTACTATATTAAATACAGCATATAACGTACGAACTGATATCTTAGAATCTGAAAGTAATATTTCAGTAGAGAATGGAACTTTGCACGTATATAACGACAAGCTAAAAGTACATTTACAAAACGAGATTAGGGAAATAGCAACTACTAATACTATTAAGAACGGTTCATTTTTAGACCTAACAACCCAAACAGTAACTTCAGGAGCAATTGCAGCGGTTAAGTTAGGTACTACAATCTTTTCAAATGGGGTTACTGTAAGTAATAATTCTCGAATCAATGTAGATTATTCAGGTATATACAATTTACAGTTTTCCATGCAATTAAGACGTACTAGTGGAGGGGGTACAAAACAAGCTAGTATTTGGATTAGAGTAAACGGTGTTGATGTTCCTAACTCTGCCACACACGTAACTTTCCAAGCTAGTTCTGATTATTTAGTTCCTGCATGGAATTTCTTCATAGATATGACAGCGGGGCAATATGTGGAATTAATGTGGACTCAAGACGATGCAATTATATTGACTTATAATGCTGCTGATACTATCATTCCACATCCTGCCGTTCCAAGTGTAATATTAACAATGAATAAAATAAACTAATATGAAAACAGTAAAAGTAAGCCCAACGGGTGGTAAAAGAGGGTGTGCGTGTCCAGATGGAACGTACTCTAAAAAGTGTTGTGATGGTTCGTTACAAGCGCAAGGTGTTGGCTCACTAGAAAGTCAATCTACATCTACAATAGTAATTAACAATTCAGGTACAACAACGACCACTCAAAGAGGGTGAAAAGGTTACAATAATAAATTAATAAAGTTTAATAGTTATGAGAGATAACATTTTAAAAGACGTGTACAATAATCAATTAGTAGAATTAAATTCTATTGAGGTGAAGTTAGGTAAATTAGATGATATTGAAAAACTAAAAAAATCTCTTTTAGACAAGATTAAAAATCATTTTAATAAAAGAAACGAATGGGGAGCTGAATCTAGTAAAGTTTTAGCTTTAGTTGGGGATATAGAAAGAAAAGGGATAGATTTAAAAAAAGAAACTAATGTTTTAGAAAAAGAATTAAATTATATTTATACAGAAACATCTAATTTAAGAAAACAAGCTGATTCTTTAGGTTTGGAACTTCCTGAATCTATATTTTTATTAGATGGAAGAGCTATATCTTCTTATGGTAATTCATTTGCTGATACTAATATAATAGTAGATAAATTTAAAGATAATTTAAAATAAATAATACAACTATGAACATAAAAGAAGCAATTAACACAATTAAAACTTACCTAAATATGGAGGTTAAATTAGCAAAAATGATGCTTGTAGACGGAGTTACCGTTTTAGAAGCAAATGAATTTGTATCAGGTCAAGAAGTTTATATCGTTTCTGATGAAGAAAAAATTCCTTTACCAATTGGAGAATACGAACTTGAAGACGGTAAAATGTTAGTAGTGTCTGAAGACGGTATTATAGGAGAGATTAAAGATGCTGCTATGGAAGAAGAAGAAGCGGTTGAGCCTGAAGCTGAAACAGAAGTTGAAGCTACGGTTGAAACAGTAGAAGCTACTCCTAAGAAAATTATTAAATCTGTAAGTGAAGAACATCATTTTGCTGAATTGGCAAAACTACAGTCAGAAATTGATGCGCTTAAACTTGCTGCGGTTGAAGTAATAGAAACAGTTGAAGAGGTTGAACTAGCGAAAGCAATCGTTTACAATCCTGAAAACAGAAATGAAGTTAACTATGTTGACTTAACACCTAACGCGCCAAAGGGAATGCGTGATAGAATTTTAGAAGAAATATACAATAATAAATAAAAAAAAAAGATGGCTACAACAGCAACAATTACGACTACATATGCTGGTCAAGATTCAAAAATGTGGGTAAAAGCTGCTCTATTGAGCGGTAACACATTATCAAATGGAGGTATGACTATCATGCCAAACATCGCGTACAAAACTACGCTTCACAAACTTGCAACAGATTCTCTTTTAAAAGATGCAACTTGCGACTTTACTGCAACGTCAACTGTAACTATTACAGAAAGACAATTAACGTTGGAACCGTTTCAAGTTAATTTGCAACTTTGTAAAAAAGACTTTTTATCTTCATGGGGAAGCGAAGAAATGGGATTTTCTGCTCACAAAGTTATGGCTAAATCTTTCCAAGATTACCTATTAGCTTACGTAACAGAAAAAGTTGCTGCTTCAGTTGAAACTGCTATTTGGGTAGGTGCAAACGCTACTTCAGGTCAAATTGATGGTATTTCTACTTTGCTTGCTGCTGATGCTGCTTTACCTTCTGCTAATGAGGTTGCAGGAACTACTGTAACTTCTGTAAATGCTATTGCTGAATTAGGTAAAATTGTAGATGCTATACCTGCTGCATTGTACGGTAAAGAAGACTTAAAAATCTATGTTTCTCAAAACATTGCTAAGGCTTATGTAAGAGCGTTAGGTGGTTTTGTTGCTGCTGGTGTTGGTGCTAACGGTACTGAAAACAAAGGTACACAATGGTATAACAACGGTGAGCTTTCTTTTGATGGTATTCCATTATTCGTAGCAAACGGATTAGCTGCTAATACTGCTATTGCTGCTCAAACTTCAAACTTGTTTTTCGGTTGCGGATTACTTGCAGACACTAACCTTGTGAAAGTTTTGGACATGTCTGATTTGGACGGATCAGATAATGTAAGATTGATTTTAAGAGCTTCTTACGCGGTTAACTATCATTCAGTTTCAGATATCGTAAGTTACGGAATCACGAACTCTGCGAATTAATTAAATTAAATTATAAACTTAAGAGGGTGGTGCAATATACACCGCCCTTTTTTAATACTTAAATATTATGGCTTGTGATATAGCAAACGGAAGAGCGGAAGCTTGCAAAGATTCAGTAAGTGGGCTTTTAGCGGTTTATCTAATTAATTACGGAATAACAGCTGCGGAGGTAACTTATGATGTAACAAACACGGATTTAATAACTGCAATTGCTGGTGCAACTGTGTTATATAAATTTGAGTTGAAAGGTGAAAATTCTTTTGACCAAGATATTAAAACGGATAGAAATACAGGAACAACGTACTTCGAACAAAAATTAAATATCAAGTTGAAAAAACAAGATATTGCTACTACTAAAATGGTTAAGATTTTATCTTATGGTCGTCCTCAAATTGTAGTTCACACACGTTCTAATCAATTCTTTTTGATGGGTTTAGAGCAAGGTGCTGATGTGGTTTCAGGAACTATTGGTTCAGGTGCAAAATTAGGTGATTTTTCAGGATATTCTTTAAGCTTTATGGCTGAAGAGGAAGTTCCTGCTAACTTCTTAAATTGTGCAACTGAAGCGCAATTATTAACTGTATTTCCTGCAGGTTCTATTGTAACTTCATAGTAAATTAATAACTAATATTAAGAGCGTACATTTGATGTACGCTTTTTTTTGGTTACAAAAGTAGTATAATTTAGTTTATAAGTATGATACTATTAAATGAAGGTAGCGCAAATCAAACGATTAAATTTATTCCACGTTCGAATACTTATAATACTTTGATAGTTACCAATGAAAGTACAAATGTAAGTACAAATAAAACTATTATTTCAAGTTTAGTAGGTGACTATTATAACGAAATTGTAGCGGTTTTTAATCTTACTAAAGATACGTTTTACACACTTACTATAAAAAACAATAGTGATATAGTATTTAAAGATAAGATTTTTATAAGCAATCAAAATAGTGAAACTTATTCACCTAATCAAAACGTATATACTAGTCATGTATCTACTAACGACTTTATAATATATGAATAAAATAGAAAATAAAAGACCTAATGTACACGTGCTAAGTTTAGCTTCTTACGTTGCGCCTGAACTAACGGAAAGTAAAGATGGTGATTACGTACAATATGGGGACAAAAATAGTTACTATAAATTCCTGATTGATAGATACACTAATTCAGCTACAAATAACGCGGTTATAAACGGAGTGAGTAGATTGATTTACGGTAAAGGTTTAACGGCCTTAGATGCCGCGAGTAAACCAAATGATTACGCTTCATTTATTACCATGTTTAAAAGTGAAGACGTACGTAAATTAGTTGTTGACTTAAAAATGTTAGGTCAATGTGCCATGCAAGTTCTTTACTCTAAAGACCATAAAAAAGTTATTTCAGTACAACATATTAGCGTTCACCTTATATGCCCTGAAAAGTGCAATAAAGAGGGTAAAATTGCTAACTATTACTATTCTGATAATTGGGACAATGTAAAGGAGTACGCTCCTATAAAAGTTCCTGCATTTAATACGTCTACTTCTGATACTGAAATACTATTTGTAAAACCTTACAGCGTAGGTATGAAGTATTTTAGCGGTGTGGATTATCAAGGGGGTTTACCTTACGCAACCTTAGAAGAGGAAATAGCACAATACTTAATTACAGAAACTCAAAACAGTTTTAGCGGAACTAAGATAGTAAACGTTAACGGGGGTAGATATACTGATGAACAGCAAGACGATATTAGTAATAAGATAAAATCTAGTTTAACGGGGTCGAAAGGTCAAAAGGTAATAGTTGCATTTAATGAGAATCAAGAGTTAGCTACAACGGTTGTAGATATTCCTTTGAACGATGCGCCAAAACATTACGAATATTTATCTACGGAATCAAGAGATAAGATTTTAACGGCTCACAATATTACAAGCCCTTTGATGTTTGGTATTATTACGGGAACGGGTTTTAGTTCTAATGCTGATGAGTTAGCCACGTCAATGACTGCTTTTGACAACACAATAGTACGTTCATTTCAAGACTTATTAATAGATGCTTTTGATAGTATTTTAGCTTTTAATAACATAACTTTAAAGTTACATTTTAAGACGTTAAACCCATTTGAGAAACCTATTGACGCTGCGCCACAAGTTGCTGCTAGTTTAAGCTCACAAAAAAGTGCTTTACAGGTCATTTTAGATGAGTGTGAGGATGCAGAACAAAATGATTGGATTATTGTAGATAGTAGAGATGTTGAATTAGAGGATGAAGACGTTTTAAATAATCACATAGATTCATTAAACGCAGAACTACACGAAAAACTAAACAAAAAAACTGTATTATCTAAATTGATTAATCTAGTAAGTACAGGAACGGCACGACCTACGGCAATATCTAAACAAGACGAGTTAGTTAAAGAGCGTTATTTCAAAGTTAGGTATAAATACGTAGGTAATAAATCTCCCGAACGCGACTTTTGTAACGCTATGCTAAACGCAAATAAGTTATATAGAAAAGAAGATATTGATAAAATGAGTTCACAAATAGTGAATGCAGGATTCGGAGAGTTTGGTGCAGATGTTTACGATATATTCAAATATAAAGGCGGGCCACGATGCCATCATAAATTTGAACGCGTTACAATGATGTACGACTTTAATAATGATAAAGCAGGATTGCAAGAGATAGGAACTAGAGCAGCAGAAATTAGAGGTTTCAAAGTTACTAATCCTTTTGAGGTTTCAATTTACCCTAATAACTTACCATTGAAAGGATTTAGCCCTAGAAATAATAACTTACCTTCAGACGTTAAATAACATGGCAGAAGCATTATTAATAAGTAGAGCAGATATTGTAAAGCATACAGCTATGAATGGGAACATTGATACTGATAAGTTTATACAGTTTATTAAGATAGCCCAAGATATACATATTCAAGGGTATACAGGTACTAATTTATTAAACAAACTAAAAGCTGATATTGTAGCGAGTACTTTAGCAGGAAACTACATAACCCTAGTGAACACATATTTGAAACCTATGTTAATTCACTGGGCTATGGTAGAATATTTGCCCTTTGCAGCTTACATGATAGCAAACGGGGGTATCTACAAAAAGGGTGCAGAAAACAGCGAAGTAGCTAGTAAAGCTGAAGTAGATTTCTTAATTGAAAAAGAGCGAAGTATAGCAGAAAGTTATAGTTCTAGATTTGACAGTTACATGACTTATAACCAATCTTTATTTCCTGAATATACAAGCAATTCAAGTGATGATATTTACCCAAAACACAGCACAAATCTAGGAGGATGGAAACTATAAAAAAAACATACGAGCCTAAACAAGAGAATTTAGTTAAGCTAAAAGCATATATTAAAGTAATAAACAAAAAAGATGGCAGACAAAAAACTAAGTAGTTATACAGCGAAAACCACGCAGCCTGCAATATTAGATTTATTGCCTATATTAGAGTGGAACGGTGCAACGTACGATAATAAAACTATTACAGGAACACTTGTTTATACTCCGAGAAAACAAAGCGTGGTTAGCGCGGCTAGTATTACTCCTACATTCTCAAATGACATAATAGATATTACAGCCGTTGCGCAAACGTTTAAACTAGAAAATCCAACGGGTACAGCTATCGATGGAATGCCTATGCTTATACGTATTAAAGATGACGGTACGGCGCGAGGCATTGCATACGGAACTAAATACAGAGCGATAGGAGTTACTTTACCAACAACAACGGTAATAAGCAAAACGTTATTTATTGGGATGGTATATAATGCAAACGATACAAAGTGGGATGTTTTAGGAATCAATCAGGAAGTTTAATTAATAAAAAATAAATAAGATGAGTTTACCAAATTTAGATAAGTTAGTAGCGAGCAAAGGGGTGTTTATAGTAAATGATACAACTGAAAAAACAACAGCATTTGCAGGTATTTTAGTATTAGAAGACACAGTATTTAATGTTATAAAAGTTAGTGGTTCTGATGTGAAGAGTACTTATATTTCAACTGCTGCAACGGCTATAAAAGCGGGTGCGTTTATTACGGGTCAAGGGGTTAACTTTTCAGGTGTTAAGTTAACAAGTGGTTCAGTAGCTTTAGTTTTAGCATAATGTTTGGCTTCGGTTATACGGGCATTATTGCCTCGATGAAAAAACTACCAAGCGGTGGTGGTAACGGTGCTTTAACTACTGCATGGATAGCGGCAACGTCTGAAACTGATACTACTATTATAAGTGCTTTAAACACCTTAGAAACAGATTTAACAACTTACGGTTTAACTGCTAAGATTAAGGCTTTATATCCAATGGTTGGGTCAACTGCAGCCAAGCATAAATTTAACTTTATGGATGCAAGGGATTTAGATGCAGCGTTTAGATTAACTTTTTCAGGTGGTTGGACGCATTCAGCAAACGGAATAAATGGAAATTTAATAAATACTTTTGCAGACACTTTCTTTATTCCATCCGCACAATTAACTCTTTCAAGTGGTCACTATTCTATTTACTCCAGAACAAATTTAAATGAAACATCTATTGATTTAGGGGTGTTAAGTGGGTCTGTTCATCAAATAATAACAAGACTTGCAAACGAACAGACTTATTCATATGCTTCCACTAATATTGGGGTTGCAGTTGCGAATACAGATTCAAGAGGTTTGTACATTACTAACAGAAATTCAAGCACAAATACAACTGGATATAAAAACGGGACAAAAGTTGCAGATGTAGCGATGACTGCAGGATTACCTATTGATACCGTTTTTATAGGTGCAAGAAATCAGGGAGGGTCTGCTATCATACCATCGTCCAGGCAGTATTCTTTTGCTTCTATCGGTTCAGGTTTAACAGATACCGAAGCGGCTAACTTATACACAGCCGTACAAGCATTTCAAACAACTTTATCTCGCCAAGTATGAAACTAACAGACATAACACAAGCAGAATGGACTACCTACGTAGGTCTATTGACTATTGAACAAAAGGATTTAATCGTAGGTCAACAGTACACTACGGATAGCTTTTTCAATCCTATTCAGGACTTAAATGACAATTGGGTAATATCTATTGAAGAAATGGAATATTGTACAAACGTAGATTACCTTTGGGTAAAAGATTTAGATTTAATTATATACGAGCCAAAGGTTCAAGTTAACCCTTTTTAAGAAATGAAAGAATTTGTAGATATAACAAAAAAGTATGGAGTGACAGGAGTGCTAGCTTGTTGGCTATGGATTACAAACTCACGAGTAGAAGTATTAGAGGCTAAATTAGAACATTGTTACGAGTTAAGAATGGCAAACGGAAATTTAAAAGCTAATAGAATGTATAGTAAATCAATTAATTTTGCTATCTTACCAGACAAATTTAAAATAAAAAAAGGATGAGAAATTTAAAAGAAGTAAAAAAAAGATGGAACGCTGAAACACCGATGTTTTTTAAGAAGTTAATCCACGTAGGAATAGTAATAGGTTTAGTTGGTGGTGCGTTAATTACGTTACCTGCTACAGCTTCAGTAGGTGCGGTATTAGTTACAATAGGAACGACTGCCGCAACGGTTTCAAAGTTTGCTAAAATATGATAACAACTGCTGAATGTATTAAAAGATACGGGACGCCAAACGAGGGTGGAGTAGGTTATTTAGAAACTATTACTTTGCCTTATCCAATGGTTTATGATGGTAAGCCAGTTAAGAAAATGAGATGCCATAGGCTTGTTAAACAAAACTTTTTAGACGTGTTTAATGAGTTGCTAAGTGTTTATACGTATCCTGAAATAGTACGTTTAGGGATAGATAAGTTTGGCGGTTGTTTCAATTATAGAAAAATGCGAGGGGGTACAGAGTTTAGCCGTCATTCGTGGGGCATAGCAATTGATTTAGACCCTCAAAGAAACCAATTAAAAGAAACTAATAAGACTGCTAGATTTGCACGTCCTGAGTATGCTAAAATGATTGACATATTCTACAAACATGGTTTTGTTTCTTTAGGTAGGGAAAAGGGGTATGATTTTATGCACTTCGAGATAAAATAAATTAAAATATGAAAACATCACAGAATGCAATTCAATTGATAAAACAGTTTGAAGGGTGTAAATTGAAATCTTATAAATGCCCTGCTGGCGTTTGGACTATAGGTTATGGGTCAACTTATTACTTAGATGGTAGCAAAGTTCTAATGGGTCAAAAGATTAGCCAAGTAGAAGCTGATATGTTAATGTTAAAACTATTGCCTAAATACGAGGCTACAGTAATCAAAAATATTAAGGTTACTTTAAACCAAAACCAATTTGATGCTTTAGTATCGTTTTGTTGGAACTGTGGAAGCTCACAAACTTTATTCAGATTAGTAAACCAAAAAGCTACGGATGAGGTTATCTATGATTGGTTAATAAATCATTATATTATGGGAGGTGGTAAAGTGCTTCCAGGATTAATAAGACGTAGAAGAGCTGAAGCGGATTTGTTTATTAAGAAATAATTACTATATTTACACGGGTTTTTCATAATTTCCCATGTGTTTTAGTTAGGTTAAATTAGGCCGAATAGCGAAAGTTGTTCGGCCTTCTTATTTAGATTCAATATAAATAACAATTATTTTATAATAAAGTTTGTAATAGTCAATATTATAGTTATCTTTGCTATGTCAATAAGACGTAACAATAATAAAAACACAAATTATGAAAGCAACACAAAACAAATTAGAAAACATTTACATCGCACCCCCTTTAGGAATCTGTATTAAATGGTGGAAATCAAAAGGACAAGCAGAAGCTACAACGGGAAGCTTCAATTATGAATTATATTTACAGTATTTAAAAGCAATAAACAAATAAATTATGAAAAACACAATTAAAACACTAGAAGAGTGCATAGCGGATTTAAAGAAATTAATTCCTAGTCATGCAAAAACAACATTTATCAATTATAAAGATATTGATTTAGAAGTAGAATTTCAAGATAGCTACGACAATAGATTCCCTGAAGACGGTCAATATGTTTATGTATTAAGGGTGTACGTTGCTGGCGTAGATATTACAGAATTATTCGAGCAGGAATGGATGCAAAATGAATTAGTAGAAATTTACCTTAAAAACCAAGAGTTATGAAATTATTCGCAAAAATACACGCAGCCAAACAAGAGATAGGAGTAGTTAAGAAAAATGCTAAGAATCCACATTTTAAAAACACATACGCAGATTTAAACGCTTTAATTGATGCAGTTGAGCCGATACTATTAGAAAAGGGTTTAATACTCTTACAACCGATAAAAGATGGTAAAGTCTTCACGCAGATAATAGACATTGATAACGGAGAAATGATTGAGAGTAATATTGAACTAACTCCAAACTTAACTGCGCAGGCTCTCGGGTCTCAAATAACGTACTATCGCAGGTACCAAATTTCGGCGATTTTATCGTTACAAGCTGATGATGATGACGGACAAAAAGCCAGTGCGCCACAAGCAATTACGAAACCTATTTGTTCTGTAGTATTATTTGAGAAAGCAGTTAATAGATACGAAGGATTAGAGTTAGACGTGTTCGACAAGCTTGAAACAGCATACACATTAACAGCACAACAACAATTAGTAATTAACGGAATAACTAAAAGATGAGTATAGCAGGAAGAGAATTTCTACACTTCAGAATGGAAGAGGAACAATATAGACAACTAGAAGACGAGCAAAGAAACGCTTTAAATATCTACAAAGTTGAAGTAGATGGTATAGATTACTCAAGCGATGAGATTTGGGCTGCATTAAAAAAGAAGTCAACAAAGGCATACATTGACCTAAAAAATAGAGAATACGACCTAAGACACGATGTAAGATGAGAGAGTTTCAAGATGATGAGAATATAAAAGAGATAAGGTTCCTATTAAAATTATTCTTAACAATAATAGGATTAGTAGGAATAATGATAGGGTTAACAGTTTACGAAATACTTACAAAATGAAAAGACAATTGAAGAAAAACATTATAGATTTTAGCGAGATAGACCTTACTAATATCTTAATGATAACAGAAAATAACGGGTTAA